AGGAACAACTTACACGTTCGTTGTCGATAACCCAATTTTCTGCGCTTATCTCACGTTAGAATCGCTTAGAAACGCGAATGGATACTATGATGAAACATCTAAAAAAGCAATTTCCGGTTCATTTTCGGATTTTACTAATGTTGTTAATGGGGTTTCATCCTCATTTTACCAAGCTGCTTTCTGTTTAAATTCGGGTTCAAATTCATTTAAATTCACACCTGCTGTTAATATATCCGGAGGTGAATTAAATTTAAGAGGCACTGGTAATATTACATTAACCATTGACTAAATTTATTTGGAGTCTGGAGGGTAAATGTGTATATTTAAGTATATAAATAATAAATATTATGGATAAAGTATATCAAAAAGGCAAGACGTTTACAACCCCGGACGGAACCATTATTACCATGTTTGATGGTAAATTACACAGTTGGGAAGGGCCTGCCCTTATTCCTCAAGGTGATGAAAAATTGGCTGAATATTACATTAATGGGGTTAAAATGACCCATCAAGAATGGAAAAAAGCATTGCGCGGACGTGAAGGTTTGCCGTAGTATAAAGGTGGTGCCACTGTTAGATTCTAAAAATTAATTTAAAAATAAAGGTTATGCGACATATTACAACAGAACAAGCGAGTAAATTTATATCCATTGAAGAAGATGGATATGCACATATGGAACCTCATTACTTTACATCCGTAGATGATAAAGATGGATGGTCAAAAATCACTTACTATACTAATAAACCCAAACGTGAGTTTGCTGGTCAACATGGTGAACAATTTGTTTATGTTTTAACTAACAAATACATGCCTGGTATAGTTAAAATTGGATTTACTTCACTTAACCCATATGATCGAGCCCATATTATATCCCAACACACTGGAATACCAGATGAATTCAGTATGGATTTTGCTTTTAGATGTGTGGATGGTAAAAAATTGGAAGGTATGGTACATAAATCACTTCATGAATACCGTATAAAGAAAAGACGTGAGTTTTTTAAAATGGAATTGGATGATGCTATTAGTACTATTGTTTCAATTGGTAGTAACTGCTAATATTTATAGTCATGAATTTAGAAGGAATATTTGGTATATTTTCATTTTTCGATGAAAATGAACCTGATAAAAAAATAGAGCAAGAAATTGAGGAATATACTTCAACCCCACATTATAAAATCAAAATTTTCATTAAACTTATAATTAATGGAAAAGCATTCAAGCAACAGCTAATACAATTCTTCCAGCAATCTGATGAATCATTGGACATGTCTAGTGTTGATTCCGCTGGGGAGTTCATGATGTATTCTAGGTCTTGGTATTGGATAAACCAATGTGATTTAAATGATGATAAATGGCAGGAATGTTTAAAAAACATACCTCATAAACATTTATTTGAATGTTTAGATTCATGTATTGAGTATTATTTATCTTTGGAAGAATATGAAAAATGTGCATTCCTTAAATCAATTAAGGAATTTTGTGAAAAAGCTTGATATCCATATATTGGTTTCGTATATTGCACTTTAATTTAAAAATAATTAGTTATGAATTTATCACCTGAAGAAATAGTACAAAACTGGGAGACGTTATTAGGATATATTGAGAAATATATTGAGTCACCTAGAAAAGAGAAATTGTTGGATTTCTACAATAAATTTTCGGAGCGTTTAATGTTGATGCCTGCCGCTCATAAAAAGGAATACCATAATGCATTCCCTGGAGGATATGTAGAACATGTTATTCGAGTAATTAGATGTGCTTTAGATCAACATAAATTATGGGAAAAACATGGAGTTGATACTTCTACATACACTGTTGAAGAATTAGTATTTTCTGCTTTGAACCATGATTTAGGTAAATTGGGTGATGAAGATAATGAATCCTATATTCCCCAAACTGATCAATGGAGAAAAGATAAGTTGGGTGAGGATTATATGTTCAATGAAAAATTAGCATTTGCATCTGTACCTGACAGAGGTTTATTCTTACTACAATCCCATGGAGTACAATACTCATTTAACGAAATGATCACTATCCAGACTCACGATGGTTTATATGATGAAGGGAATAAAAAATACTTACTTTCATTCACACCTGGGCAGAAACCAAGAACATCATTACCTTACATAGTACATCAAGCTGATTTAATGGCTGCTCGTATTGAATTTGAGAGAGAATGGTTGGATAAATTAAAAGATGGTAATTCTAAATCCATACAAAAATCAACACCAAAAATTACCCCAACTAATTCTAAAAAAGATAATGTTAGGAATAAAGCTTTGGGTTCAATTAAGAGCGATAATTTAAAAAACTTACTAGATAACTTATAATTATGATTTATATAAGATTAACATGTGTGCTCTCTGTTAGTACCGTATTATTAGGTTTTACTACATGGAACCTTTTAAAAAAACAAGAAAAATCTGAAGACATACTTGCAGGTTATTTGGGATATTTAGATAAATTATCTCGTGTAATCGATGCATCTGATGTGAAGATTAAAGAATTAGACCAAATAGGTGCATTTGCTAATGATGACGAAACTGGAATAATTTTTGAAGGTATAAAACAAATACAAGAAATACTAAACGAGTTTTCTATAAAACAACAATAAAAACATTTTATGCCTAAAGTAGCCAAAAATAAAAACTATTTCACCCAGGAAACCGAAGATGCTATTATATTATATAATAAAACTTCAGATCCCGCTGTTAGAGATAAAATTTACCACAAACATATTCACTACCCATTTTTCAAGTTAACTCAAAATATAATTCATACTTTTAAATTTTACAATACTGAAGTTGATAATTTAGAGCATTTACAACATGAAATTGAAGTATTTCTTTTAGGTAAATTACATCTATATAATCATAGTCAAAACATACAAGATCGTTTAGTTAAAATTATTACTAAAGAATTTCAAGAAGAATATAGTAGTGACTTTAAGGAATTTGTAGGTGATGTGGATAAAATAACCCAACAACAAATAAATGATTTTCTTGGTACCCTTAATGTATCTAAAGAATGTATGGATAAATTATCCAAGATGACTCCACCTAAGGCGTATTCTTATTTTGGTACTATAGTTAAAAGATGGTGTATTATATACAATAATAAAGTATATAGTTCAAAAACAAACCAAACACCAATAGATGAGCTAAACCAAGACCATAACCCCTCATACACCCCAGATTTATCCCCATCTGATGATAAGTTATTCATATTTATGGAGTCATATATTGAATATCTTGATTCGAATATTGAAAAATTATTTAGTAAACAACAAGATAGAGAAATTGCTGATTCAATACTAGAATTATCCAGAAAACGAGATCAAATTGACATATTCAATAAAAAAGCACTTTACATATACATCCACGAAATGGTTCCTGAAGCAAAAACACCACGCATCACCAAAATAGCTAATTCGTTATATGATATATTCAAACGTAATTATGTGTTTTACTTAGAAAATAGTTATATAAAATTTAACTAATCCATATTTATACGTAAAAACATATGGGAAACTTAGATGCTAATATATTTGGAAAGAAAAAATTTTCCGACATATTACAAGAAATATATAATAACCAAAAACAAAAAGCTACCCAAATAGCGGCGTTAATTAATGAATTAAAACCTCTTATAAACGATATAGGGGATGCTACCTTAATAGTTCCATTAATTAAAGAATATATGGAATTAGGTCTTAAAAATGATGAGCAGCTAATCAAGATGGCTACCATTATACAACGTGCTATAGGTACGGGTAAATCTGAAGATGAAGGATTTGGTATGACTGAAGACGAAAAAGCACAGCTATTAGCTGAAGTAAAAAACTTCCAACCTAAACAATAATGAGTTACAGTAAATTTGGATTTTCCAACCTTGTTAAATCCAATTCACCACTTACTAGACAACAATCACCCAACTCATACTCTGAAACCATAACGGCTCAGGTAAATAAAGTTATTACCTCCGATAATCCTAATCCAATAGTTAATGGAGGGATAACTTATTCAAAAATAGGAACCATACTATGCACTGCAATCACCCAGAATGTTGTAGGAAGTCAATATATAGCATTACCCAAATCAACATCTACAATCAATATACCTGAAATAAATGAAATTGTAACTCTGCATAAAACATTATCCCCTAACAGTAATGGAGGTATGTGGCTTTACGACCAACCTCATTCATTATATAACGGCAGCTCCGTTAATAATAATAAATCTACACCATTAAATACCCAACCCCACCAGCCCAACAACATAAAAGATTATAAAAAATCAGAATTGGGTATACCAAACCAACAACAAACACCTCAACCACCCAAACAACAAACATTTACCGAAGCAGAAATTAATCCTCTTACCCAAAATTCGGGGGATATAATTCGCTATGGTAGACATGGTCAAAGTTTACGATTTGGTAATAATACTGGTAACCCGATTACTATACTTAGAAATGGCCAAACTAAATCGAATGAGCCTGGATTTATACCCATCTCAGAGGATATTAAAAACGATTTAGCATCACTATACTTAACATCTACCCAAGCAGTAAAATTCAGTTTAGCTAATGAAAACTTCACTTCATATCAAACACCACCAATAACCCCATCATCATTTAATTTACCCCAAGTTATACTATGGTCGGATCGGGTGGTTTTGAACGCGAAATCTGATAGTGTCTTAATTAGTGCAGCCAAGTCGGTGGGTTTATCGTCTAATGAGAGTATCAACGCTGATTCTCCTTCATTTAATATTCATAGTAACGATGTAAAAATTGGTCCTAACCCAACATCTGCTACTGAACCCGCATTACTAGGAGATACCACAGTAATGTTATTAAACCAACTTTGTCTTTCAGTTAAAGCAATAGCTACCCTACTAGAAACATCCCAGATATTCCCCGGAGGAACCCCAGTTCCTGACGCCGCTGGAAATATAATTGGAAGTACCGCATCATCCGTAGTTCAGGGTATAATAGACAACCTATCCAAAACTAAATCCAAATACATCAAATTAAATACGATAGAAATAAAACCATTTAAAGGAGACGGTGAAGTAAAAACTGATTTAGGAGTACAACAATTAACTCAACTAAAAAAAGATATATCTAAAGATTTACTTAATTCATCTCAAATGAGTACATCTCAATTAGATTCATTACTTAAATCCAAAAAAGACGCTAATTATTATACACAAAAACGACTAAGTGATACTGTTAAAGATATCAAATCTCAACTAATGCCTATAGCCATAGGAATGGTTGCTGAATTTGGATTATCTGATATTAGTACATTAATCACTAAACCACAATCAGAAATTCAAAGATATGTAGATAATTCTACCTGTCCTACCCCTGATACGTTGAATAAATTATTAAATACTAAAAACAAACTATATAAAAAAATAAACAATATCTCAACCACCATTGATGTAACCACTAAAGCAGCAGGTATAACTACTGGTATATTGGGTGGGTTAAATATAGCATTGCAGGTTTTAAAAAATCTTCCTGTTCCTGTAGCCATAGCCGGTGTGGGTATTCCTATGAATGTTATAACCCAAGTTCAGAACTCAATTAAAAAAATTGAAGGAACCATTAGTAAATTAAGTGCGATAAGTGCAGGCTCATTAATATTATTAGTATCTATACGTCAAGTATTAACCCAATTAATGCAATATTTGAGCCTACTAGACCTACTTATCCAGCACTGTGCTCCAAATACCCCACAATCACAAGAAACATTAAACCAAGCACTACTTGATTTAACTAAAGAAGCTGAACAACAATCCGTGATAGTTCCACCCACCATAAACGGATTTACATTAAGTGTGGAAACTGAAATTACCGAAAAACCACTGAAACGTAAACGGGCAATAGCCAAAAATAGAAGTGGTGTTAATCTTTTGCAAGGAGAGTGGTCTTTCAGCTCAATTGATCAGATATTGATAGACGAATTAACATTCTATATTCAAACCAAAAATTTAAAAGCAGATTAACCTAATATTTATAAACATATGAAAACATCAGAACTTAAACAGTTAATTAAAGAAGCCGTACGTGATGCTATACGTGACGAAATGAAGGATATACTTTTAGAAGCACTTAGATCTCCTAAAACAACCATCCAAGAAACTCGCACACCACAAACCGACTTTCAACCTACATTTACCCCACCTACATTTGATGCAAGAGAAAAATATGCAAACATTTTAGGTGAAACCGCAATGAGTTTCACTAGCCGCGATGTTAACCCATTCAATCCATCCACTGTAGGTGACCCAGTAAACGGTAATTTGGGTAGTGGAGAATTAGGTATGGACCAAATTATGAATTTATTAAATGGTAAATAATGGGATTTGAACCTATTCAAATACAACCTATTGACTTAGATGAGAGTGTAGCTGTGGGAGTAAACCTCCCATTTAGCTCACCTTCTGTATTTTCATCCAACTACCAAACACGAGACTCAACTAAAAACAACTTAATTAATTTTTTCCTTACCAACCCTGGAGAGAGACCGTTAAACCCAACATTTGGTGGTGGTTTACGATCATTCCTATTTGAGCAGATGGATAAAAATAATTTAGAATTTTTAAAAGACGATGTATCCGAAAAAACATCTAAGTATTTCCCCAATGTAAAAATAGAGGAACTTACTGTAACTGGTAAACCTGATACTAATACTATACATGTGTCAATGACATATTCTTTACTACAAACTAACATAACTGATACATTACAAATAACATTCAATGGATAAAGATATAAAATACATCAACCGAGATTTCTCTGATTTTAGACAGCGGTTAATAGAGTATACTAAAACTTACTTCCCAAACACATACAATGACTTCTCACCATCATCCCCTGGAATGATGTTTATGGAGCAAGCAGCATATGTTGGGGATGTATTGAGTTTTTATTTAGATAATCAAATCCAAGAGAATTTTACTCAATACGCACAACAAAACAACAACATATATGAATTAGCATACATGTTCGGGTACAAACCAAAAACAACAACAGCAGCACAAACAACCATTGACTTTTACCAACAAGTACCATCCAAAGCAATAGGTGGAGGTAATGTGGTACCGGATTATGACTATGCATTAACAGTAGGGGAAAACACTACAGTATCAGCCAATGGTGCTTCATTCATAATCCAAGATAAAATTGATTTCTCCCTATCCAGCTCACAAGACCCAACTGAAGTATCAGTATACCAAATAGCAGGGGGTGTACCTCAATATTATCTATTAAAAAAATCCCGTCACGCTATATCTGCAACAATCAACACAACTACATTTTCATTCACTGATCCACAACCATTTACCACAGTAAACATCCCATCTGCGAATGTAATCAAAATACTAGACGTAGTGGATTCAGATGGAAATGTATGGTATGAAGTAGATCATTTAGGTCAAGAAATGGTAATTGACCCTATCAAAAACACCAACATCAATGACCCTAACAGCGGTAAAGATGTTCCATATTTAATGAGATTAAAAAAGGTACAGCGTAGATTTGCCACTAGATTTACATCCAATACCAATTTACAATTACAATTCGGTGTGGGTAACCCAAACAGCATAGATGAAGTAATTACTCCAAACGCTAATAACGTAGGTATAGGTTTACCTATTAAACAAGACAAATTAACCGCTGCATATTCACCTACAAACTTCCTATACACTGGAACTTATGGTATTGCACCTTCAAATACTACATTAACTGTACGTTATTTAACCGGTGGAGGTGTTGCATCTAATGTAGCCGCTAATACATTAACTAACGTAAACACAGCTAATGTTAAATTTAATCAATTCAACCTTAACCCAACTACGTCAAATTACATATTTACATCATTAGCATCTAATAATCCAATAGCAGCTAGTGGCGGTAAAGGAGGAGACACAATTGACGAAATCCGCCAAAACGTATTAATGTCAGTAGCATCTCAACAACGTTCAGTCACCGCTGAAGATTATTTAATCCGTGCTTTAAATATGCCATCTGATTTTGGATCTGTATCTAAAGCATACATTGAACAGCCTAAACTAACTGACAATCAAGTATCTACTATTGAAACACTTAACTTGTATGTATTAACCCAAAATGCACAAGGTCAATTAGATTACCCAACATCAGTATTAAAAAACAATTTACGCACATATCTATCCCAATACAGAATGATTGGCGACAATATTGAAATTAGAGATGCGTTTATAATTAATGTTGGGGTAAATTTTGAAATAATAGTAACACCTAACTCAAACAACAACGAAGTACTATTAGCATGTATATCATCAATCCAGGATTATTTCAACCGTGACAAATGGCAAATTAATCAACCAATAATGGTGCGTGACTTATATATACTTTTGGATAAAGTTAAAGGTGTACAAACGGTAAAATCCGTCACTATTGAAAACAAAGCTGGTACTTCTTTAGGATATTCTCCATACGCATACGACATACTTGGTGCTACACAAAATAATGTAATATATCCATCACTTGATCCAAGTATATTCGAATTAAGATACCCCCAACAAGACATTAAAGGACGCGTTTCTCCTCTATAGTAAAATTATATATTGCCATATTTATAATAAAATAATATAAATGGCCATATATAAAATATTCCCGTTACAAGATACCACATTATATACTATCTATCCCAACTCCAATACTGGGATAGATGCTATATGTGAGGTATCCAATACTTTGGATATCTCTGGTACTCCTCAAGTAGCTCGTTATTTATCGTTATATGATGATGCTGAAATAGCAGATGTTATTAATAACATTATAGGCAATGCTTCCCACTCAATATATTTACGTAATTTTATTTCTACTGCAAAAGGAATAGGAACAGATATATCTCTTGACATTCAACCCATTGCTCAAGAATGGAACAACGGTACGGGGTATTTCGGAGATTCACCTGAAGAAACAGACGGTGCGTCTTGGAATGTAGCTACATATAATACACCTTGGAATATATCTGGAAGTATTGGTGGTTATTCATACACGGGATCAAATACCGGAACGGGTGGAGGTAATTGGTTTACTACATCTAGTTTGCATATAACTCAATCATTTGGTTTACGCTCACAAAAAGACCTTGAACTTAACGTTACACCAATCGTTAAATCATGGTATAACCAATTAATACCAAATAATGGTTTCATTACCAAACTATCCAGTTCCTTCGAATTCAATGCAAACGTTGAACCATCATTAAAATACTATAGTGTAGACACTAACACTATATACCCTCCAAACTAGTTCATATTTTACAGATATTCATTATTTACCAACGTCTTCATATTTCGCTATAAAAGACTTGGATACCAACGATTATGTTTGTACATTTGACGAAACGTATACGCAAATTAGTTCCGATGCCAAAGGTAATTATTTTAATGTGTATATGAGTGGTCTTGAACCTGAACGTTATTACCAAATAATAATTAAATCAGAAATTAACGGTTCTACTGTACTATTTGACGACAATTATTATTTTAAAGTGATTAACTAATGAGCGAGAATGTTACATTTGCTAAACAAGTTTACAATAAAGGTCAATATTCAAAAATAATTGACACTTCATTTAAACAGTTGGGTGTTAAAACCATCCAACAACAAATTGCAGCCAAACCAACCATAGAGCAATTCTTTGAAATATACAATGAATTATTCTACGAAATACCAGAAACGGGTAACAATTCACATACTTACCTAATTGAAAAAAGTAGTGAATATATTAACTACGAACAAAACTTAGACGAAATAATAGCGTTACAAGCAGAAATAGCACAGTTACGTATGGATTTACTTGAATCCCAAAAACAAGTAACAGAGTTACAAACACAAACGAAATAATATTAGTTATTAATGGCTACTGAAATAACCCAAATAGACACTACCGATTTTAATTTACAGTCATATCAAGTAACAGATACTAATTTGTTACCTACTTTTGAAGTAAATACATCTTTATCCGATGTAAGTACTATTGAATTTTTTGTGTATGACAATAATAAAAATCTACTCTATACTGAATATAATTTTAAAAATTATTCTGTATTAAATAACGGCCAATCAGCTGATACTAATACATTATCCCAAATTACATTCAACCCTGAAACCGATTTATCCAACCTTGGATTTAATCAAGGCGAATTCATAGCATATTATTCATTTTTGAATAAGCAAATTGGCTCAGACATTGAACCACTATATATATCTGAATTATCCTCAGACCGTACTGAAATACGTTTAGACAGCACAACATTAACTGAAGCGGATATTGTTGAAAAAACAAATATGTTTATCAACGAGCGCGAATCTAGTTCATATTTCCTTGACTTTCAGTTAAACTTCGGAGACAACCAATACGCCATAGCTAATAACATAGTATTAGACAATGAAGACCCAAACAACCCAACCATACTAATTAAACTATATGAACCATTACCAGATTCATATGATTTAAATACTACGTTGTGGGTTAATACAATAATTGAAGAACCAGTAGCTTACAAAGTAGCATTTGAAGACACACCAATTATATTCAGTGACACGGTATCAGTTAAAGGCCCTAATTTTAATTTAGACTTAAAAGACCAAGTAAATAATTCCACCGCAGAATTATCTTACATTGACCTGATCACCACACCTATATCTAGCTCACAACACCAATTAAACAGTTTACTTGAGGAGAAAGAAATCGACATTAACATTGACTACAATGATTTTAGCAATTTTATCCATTTTAGTTCTGCCCAAACACGTTTAGAAAACTTCTACGCTAAAGTAGCATTAATCGAACAATACTCAGCATCTATTGCTGTGCTTGACTCAACTACATCATCCCAAACTGAAATAAGCAGTAGTAAAGCAACATACACCAGTAAAATAGACAACATCATCACCAATTTCGATGGTTACGATTATTTCTTATACTACACTTCCGGTTCACACGCGTGGCCTAAAACCACATCTACGTTACCATACGAATTAGCAAAAGTAAATAGTGTTGCTGTTTCGGACTGGTTTGGTAGCACTAACGAATACAGTAACGTATATGGTGGTGAAATATTGTCTGCATCATTGTATGACAATAATAACTCAAACAACCTATACTACTCCATACCTGAATACCTAAGAGAGGACCCAGCAAACCAACAATACGAACTATTCGTAAACATGGTGGGTCAGCATTACGACAACATTTGGGTATACTATAATGAAGTAACTAAAAAATACAGTGCGGATAACCGTTTAGAGTACGGTGTATCTAAAGATTTAGTTGCGGATGCAATTAAAGATTTCGGTATTAAACTATACCAAAACAATTTCACCAATGACGATTTATTTACATCATTCTTAGGTCTTACCCCAAATGGCAGTATATTCCCATTCCCAAACATTACCGGATCATTACCGACACCATCTGGATTTGAATATATTGACACACTTATATCTGCTTCCAACGATAATGTTGCGTTAGACGACGTGAATAAATCGTTATATAAACGCATTTACCATAACTTACCATACCTGCTTAAATCCAAAGGAACACTACCTGGGTTGCGCGCACTTATAACGTCGTACGGTATACCTGATACCGTATTAAGAATAAACGAATACGGTGGCAAAGACCGAGTAAACACAAACGACTGGGATTCATGGCAAAATGAATTTAACTACGCATTCTCAACCAGTGGTAGTAACTTTATATCGTCATCTTGGGATTTAAATACTGACTGGAA